ATCCTCCTCCCCCTCTCGGCCCATGCCTGGGGGGTGGTGGTGAGCTCGGGCGGCGTGGCGGCGGCGGGGGGCGGGGGAACGTGCTCAACTCAGACCACGGTGACGATCCTCGGGACAAATGACGATCATTGCGAGTCGATGTACGATGAGGGTTACACGGTTGGACAGTCTTTTAAGGCTACCGAATCAGTCACCCTCTATAGTATTATTGTGAGGCTCGACACAAAACCAGGAACAAACCCTACGCTCATTGCTCGTATAGGAACGTCCGGTGATCTGAGCAGTTCGTATACGGCTACAGACGCTCACGTTGTCACCGAGGCAGCAGGCAGTGAGGTCGAGTTGGTTTTTCCATCTGCCGGTCGCCCGACTATCACTAGTGGGAACACTTATTATGTGGCTATAGCCAACACCGGCGCATACGCGGCACGGTGCGAATTAAGCATTGATGTTGCAACAGCCTATAGTGATGGTGCATATTATCACGACAATCATGGGTATGATTGGGTGTTGGACACCACGTACAACGCGGACCTCTACCTAAAGTACAAGAAGTGCGATTAGGAGGGAGTATGAAGAGATTTGCCGTCATCATTATTTTCCTGCTGATTCCGGTGTGGGTGTCGGCAACTACATACATCTCTGACCATTTCGATGCACAGGACGATTGGGTGGGGAAGGTAGGAGCAACGTGTTATGATCCTCCGTCCCCGTGGGATGGATACGGATATTACTGCCGCGAAGGGTTCTACATAAATGCAACGGGGGCTCATGGCGGGTCGGGAAAGGGCGTGACGATAAACTGGACTCAATCCATGACCGAAACCGCACTCACGACACCAACGAGCGTACCTACGGGCAAGTCGGAACTGTGGATAGGCTTCTGGTACAAGCACTCCTCTGGATGGAATTGGGGAAGCGATACGACACATAAGTGGTATTACGGCCCAGAAACCAATGCTAGTGACCGCATGATGATAAACTACGACCAGTATCATAGGGCATTTTGGGCCGGAAATACTCAATTTCAGAGCAATATTCCCTTCAATGTTAACGACGATGAGTGGCATTCCGTCATCATATACCTAAAGCACAGCACGGGAACGGGCAATAACGATGGGGCCATAAGAATGTGGTGGGACGGAACCGAAGCGACATGGACAGGGCTCGATGCCCATGTCGGAAGAACGAATCTACAATGCGATTTTGGGAGTGGAGCTACATGGACCTCCTACAGTTGCATAGGCTTCCAGAGCAGACCAAATTGGGGGAGTGGAAACATATCGTATTATGATGACATAATATTTGCCTCCACGGAGGCAGAGGTGACGGAATTCCTGGGGCTGGAAGGAGAACCCGAAGCCCCCGCGCCCCCGACCTTGAGCAACGTCACCATATCCGGCGGGTCATTCCGCTGACAAAGGAGAGATTATGAAAAGAGCATTCCTGGCACTCATCTTTATGGCGATATCAACTTGTGCATTTTCTGCAACCCTTGAGGCCACCCTGGATTGGGCAGGCACGGACGCGAACGGACAGCCCGAAGCGTCCATGCCGTGCACGATTACGATCCACAACGCGGCCAACGATGCCATCCTGTCCACAGCCACGGTGAGCGGTGCGGTCACGGGCTATGCCATGCCGTCGTGGGAAGTGCCTGCGCAGAACAATGCCGATGTGGTCTTGACCCTGTATGCCAAGGCGAAGGACGCGGCGGGGAACGAGAGCGCCAAGAGCAACACCGTGACCGTGACGATCCCCGGCATGGACACTCTGGCTCCGTGCGCTCCGGTGATACACATCGTCGTGAAATAGAAGGAGGAAGACCATGGTATGGGATAAGACAAAGCCCGCGGGATCCACTCCGCTGAAAACCTCGGACGACGATATCCGCGCCAATAACACAGCCATCGAGGCGGCCCTTGCCCAGGACCATGACTTCATTTCCGGGAGCACCCAGACGGGCAAGCACACGCGGACAACCTTCAAGGCCGTCCTCTCCGCGAAGCCCTCTCTTTCCGCAGGCGAGGCGGCGCTCTACACCAAGACCCTCAACGGCAAGGCCGAGCTCTTCTACGAGGACAGCGACGGCAGCGAGTTCCTGGCCATGGTTCCTGTGGGCTCCATCATCCCCTTCATCCCCGGGTATTTCACCGGCGCAGCGAATGCGGGGTACACCTTCCAACTCGGATCGGCCAACACGGTCGCGGCCATCAACACGCTTCTGAACGCCTACGGATGGTACGTCTGCGACGGCGCTGCCCTCAACCTTGCCACGAGCCCGATCTTCAACGGGTCAGGCAGATACCTCCCGAACCTAACCGACGATCGCTTTCTCATGGGCGACACTGTGGCCGGCGGAGTAGGAGGGGCAAACACCAATGACCTTTCCCACACCCACGCCACGGGCGGCTTCACGCTCACCTCAAGCCATATGCCTGCTCACACCCATACGTTCACGACGGACGCAGGGGGGAGCCACTACCACGCCGTGCCGAACACTTCCAGCTCGGGCGGGGAAATACCCATGCGTGGACTGGAAGCTGGCTGCTACTCGGCATCGACAACCAACACCGGGATCGGCGGAAGCCACACCCACGAGGGCACGACGAACTCCAGGGGCAGCGGGGCTTCTCACAACCACGGGGCCACCGGATCAGGAGGCAGCGAGACGCAGGAGAACAAGCCGGCGTACCTGTCCTGTCTCTACATCATGAGGGTTCAATAATATGAAAACCACGACCTACACCGTGAAGTACAAGATGCCGAACTGGCTTTTCTGGCGCTCGCTGAAGAACGTATCGGACGACGGGATCCTGTTTCAGCAGGTAGCGGGCGGGTCCGGTTCCCTTCCCATGAGGTATTTCCACCTGATAGGCGGGAACAGGGTGGAGCTCCCGATGACGATGATGTTCTCGTTCGATCCCCGGCGCTTCCAGCGTATCGAGGAGAGCATGAGGAGGGACGGAGCGCGGTGAAGGGATACAACCCCTATCCCATCTACGACCTCAAGAACGGCAGGGTCACGGCCAGGAAGCCATGGCTGCTTCCCTACGACGCTTACAAGGAAACCCTGAATGCCTATGTAGAGCGGGGGGTCCTGAAGAAGCGCCGAGGGTATGAGGAGTTCGGGCGGATCGTCGCCTTCGTGGACGACGAGGCAGTAGGAACGGGTGACGGGGAGACAAAGACCTTCGCCATCACCCTGACGAAGACGCCCATCCAGGACATCGTGCTCGTCACCGACGGGGTCGAGTCCTTCACGGACAATGGCGATGGCACCCTGACCGGGGACGCGGGGGGCGTGGGGACCATCAACCTCACCGGCGGCACGTTGAGCGTGACCTTTCATACGGCCCCGACCCTCTCCGCCGAGATCACGGCCGACTACAATTATTATCCCGGCCTCCCCTGCATGGGAATATTCGAGCACTTCACCGGAACGGACCGGAAGGTGGTCGTGTTCGATACAAAGAGGATGAACCAATACAACGCGTCCACGTCGCTCCTGGAGGACAAGACGCTGTCGGACACCTGGACCGGCGGCGATGACAAGTTTTTCCATTGCTGCAGCGCCACCGACAACAAGCTCTACATCACCAACGGCACGAACCAGATCCGCACCTGGGACGGTTCCACCTTGTCGGCCCTCGTGATCGACTACACGGGAGGGTCTTCGAACAAGGTCGATACCTGCAAGATGATCTTCGAGTATCACGGGCACATCGTCATCCTCTACCCTACCGAGGACGGGGTCGCGAAGCCCAGGCGCTGGAGGAGTTCGGAGGCGGGCACCTACACCTCCTGGCCGTCTTATTGCTGGGGAGACGCCCCCACGCCGGACGATATCATGGGCGCCCAGATGATTGGCAATGACCTCTATGTCTGGTTTAAAGAGTCCCTCTGGAAACTCGTCTATACCGGGATCTACACCAGCCCCTTCGAGTGGGAGCGCATCACCGCGGAGGACGGCCTGTATGCCCAGTTCTCCCTTCTGACCGTGGGCGGCAAGAGCTACGGCATGAGCAAGAGCTCAATCCTGGCCACCGACGGGATCCGGCTCGTGCCGG